ATCCCGCATGCGGCAGCTGCTCACCGGCGCGCTGTACGGCTTCGCGCTCGCTGAGATGGTGGCCTACCCCTATCAGGGCACCACCTACATCGACCTTGAGCCGCGCGACCAGTCGAGCGTGCGTCAATGGGTGTACGAGGGTCGGCGCATCGTGGCCGTTGACCAGTGGATGCGTGAACCCTACGGCCTGTCCATGGTCGGCTCGGTGCGTATCCCATATGAGCGCCTCGTGCACCTCGTGTGGCCGTCGACCGCCGAGGGCGTCGAGGGTGTCGGCCTGCTTCGGCAGGTCGAGCCGCTCGCGAGCGATTACAGGCGCTGCACCAACCTGCGGCAAGTGCTCGCGCAGCGTTACGCGGTGCCGGTGCCCACGGTCATCATCGACGAGGACGCACTTGCTCGCGTTCGTGGCTCGTCACCATCACAGCAAGAGTACGAGGCCGCGCGCGACGAGCTCCTGCGCGTGCTGCGTCGGTACACGTCGCACGAAGAGTCGGCGCTGGTTCTGCCATCGTGGGCCAAGCTCTCTTTCGAGGGTGGCGCGGCAGCGTCGGGCTCTGGTCCGCTCTCGCAGGTCGTGGCCGACATCGAGAGGGAAATCCTCCAAGCCTTCTACGTGCAGTTCCTCGCCATGGGTGGCAGCGGCTCAAGCGGCGCATACGCCACGGCGCAGGTCCACGCAGAGCTGGCCGCGCAGATGGCGGGCGACCTCTGCCAATGGCTGGCCGAGGGGCTCAGCTCGTACATCCGCACCATCGTCACGGCGAACATCGGGCCCATGCCGCTCGACCAGCTGCCTCGCCTCACCTACTCGGGCATCCGTAGCAGCCTGTGGGTGGAGAAGGTCGGCGACGTCACGGCCCTGCTCGCGGCTGGCGTGCTTACGCCCACTGCCGAAGACGAGCGCGCCATCCGTGCGGCGCTTGAGCTGCCTGCACCGACGCGAGCCGCAGAGGTACGCAGCGAGCGTGAGCGACTCGGGCGCACGGTACGACCCGCGCAGCCTGCACAGACCGTCATCCCCGGAGGCATCTGATGCCGTTGTTGACCGAAGAAGAACTCACGCCCCCGGTCGCAGCTCAAGAAGCTGCGCTGCTCGGCGTGACGCTGCACGAGGCGGGCAAGTCGGGCGACGGCATCAAGCCCGAGACGATTCGGCGCGCCAACAGCATCGCCAACGGTGAGCCGCAGTCCGAGCAGTGGGTCACGAGCGAGGCCCCTGCTTGGTTTGCGCGCCATGAGGGCGATTGGGAAGAGGGCGTCGACGACGTGCCCGGCTCCGAGTCTCCCGGCTACGTGGCGTTCCTCCTGTGGGGCGGTGAGCCTGCAGCCGAGTGGACCGAGGAGATGCAACAGCTCTACCTCGTCCGACGTGCCAAGGAGCAGGGCGGGCCGGTGACCGGCGCGTCTGCGATGGCCATCGACCCCGCTCACATGCAGGCGTTGGTCAAGGGCGCGCCTAAGCTCCCGGTCCCCGGTGCGCTCAACGTGGTCCACGTCGAGGGCCCGCTCTACCCGATGGACTACCTCAGCGCGCGCCTCGAAATGAAGCGGGCGCAGCTCCAGGGCGAGAAGGTTGTCGTGCTGCACGTCGACTCTCCGGGTGGCTACGTGGCCGGTGTCCGCGAGACACGGCGGGCGATTGCGCGCGCTCAAGAAGCGGGCATCTACGTCGTGGCCTACGTCTCTGGCATGGCCGCCTCGGCTGCGCTGTGGCTGGCTTCGGCTGCCGACGAGGTCGTGCTCTCGCCTCTCGCGCAGGCGGGCAGCGTGGGCGTGGTCGTCACGCTCGCACGTGACAGCGAGGACGGCGACACCATCGAGGTCGTCAGCTCGCAGACGCCCCGCAAGCGTGGCAGCACGAACGACTCCGACTATATGAGCGCGCTGCAAGGGCGCGTCGACAAGCTCGCGACCGTGATGCTGGGCGAGATTGCGGCCGACCGTGGCGTCAGCGTCGAGCAGCTCGGTGACGGCTCGGTCTACGGCGCAGAGGACGCGGTTGCGCGTGGCCTCGCTGACCGCATCGCCACCGAGTCCGATGATTGGATGTTCCTCGGGGGCAACATGCCCCTCGACTACCCGCGCAGAGTCCGATCCGCCACGGCTCCTGCGTCTACTGATGGCGGCGCTGAGGAGGTGCTCGACATGAGCGAGCAGAACAAGGCGGCCGAGGCCGTCGACAACGCGGCGCTCGCGCAGGTCGAGCAGCTGCAGGCCGAGCTGAACGCCGTGCGCGTGCAGCTCGAGGAGACGGCGCAGGCCGCTGCTAAGGCTTCGGCCGAGCTGCAGAAGCGCGACGCCGAGAAGATGGTCGAGGGCTTCGTGGCTCAGGGCCGCGTCCCGCAGGCCAAGCGCGGTGAGTGGGTGGAGCGTGCGTGCCGCATGGGCATCGACGAGGTCGCGGGCATGCTCGCTGACCTGTCGCCCATCGTCGCGGTCGCTGCCCCTGTTGGGCACGGTGGCGCTGCTGCCGATGCCGTGAGCGATGACCCCCGCTCTGCCGAGGTCCGGCGGGCGAATGACATGCTGGCGCGATTCCGCGCTGGCCGAGGAGTGTGACCATGGCTAGCGTGAATGGTTTGCAGTCGATCAAGTCGTACCGCCTCACGGGCACCGTGACGCGCGGCCGCTTGGTCAAGGCCGATGGCGTCAGCGGTGGCATCGCCGCTGCGGCTCAGGCGACGGGCGCGGGTGTCTACCTGCTCGGCGTGGCTCTCACGAGCGGCGTCGCGGGTGACATCATCGACGTGCAGCTCTTGGGCAACTGCCCGTTCGCCATCGCGGCGGGCGTCATCGACCCGGGCAAGTTCGTGACCAGCGATGCCAACGGCAAGCTCGTCGCGGCCGCCTCGGGTGACCGCATCGTGGGCATCATCCTCAGCGGCGCGACCGACACCGGCGCGACGGCTGACGGCGTCGTCTGCGAACTCAACCTCCAACACTCCATCTTCCCCTGAAAGGCTGAACCATGAGCAGCGCAACTCAGTCCCAGCTCGCCCCGGTTAGCCCGATCCTCTCGGGCGCGGCCATCGGCGCGGCGCAGTCCCTCCAGGGCTTGGTCTTCCCGGCCCTGCCCATTCAGCCCGTCGTCCCCACGGCGTCGAAGGGCACCATCTTCGTCGAGAACTCCAGCGGCTACATGGGCAGCCCGCAGGTCGTCGCGACGGCCCTCGGCGCGGACTACCCCCGCCGTTCGCTCGGCGCGCCCACGACGGTTCAGTACTCCTGCGAAGAGTACAAGCTGGCCTCGGACGTCGTCCCGCAGAAGCTCAGCGAGCGCAGCCAGTTCCCCACGCCCCTCACCGAGCGTGAGGCGTCGGCCATCGGCCGCAAGCTCGCCCTCGACATGGAGGCCCGCACCGCGGCGCTGTTCTTCAGCACGGCGAACTGGCCCGACGCGACGCTCGCTGCCGTGACCGGCGCGGGCTCGCAGTGGGACACCATCGTCACGGCGACCCCGATGCAGGACCTCGCGGTCCTCAAGAGCATCGTGCGCGCGCAGGCTTACGGTCGCGACGCCGACACGGTCATCATGGGCCGTGAGGTCGCGGACGCCTTCCAGCGTTCGATGGCCGCCTCGGGCATCCGTCTCGTGACCTCGGGCGCGGCCGCTGCCGCTCGTCAGGTCGCGAACGACCAGTACCTCAAGGACCTCGTCGCGGGTGAGCTGGGCCTCAAGCTGCTCATCGGTGGCGCTCGTCGTCAGTCCTCGGCCGACGCCACGACCTTCGCCAGCTCCTACCTCTGGGGCAAGTCGCTGTGGATGGGCTGCCTTGAGGGCGCTGACACCATCGCGAACGCCTCGGGCGACATCATGTCGCGCGCGGTCGCGGCCCTCCTGCTCGTCGAGGACGGCCTCTCGGGCCAGGGCATCAGCATGGACGGCATCGCGCTGCCCATCTCGGTGCGCGAGTACCTGACGGCTCCCCCGCAGGCGGTCGGCTCCATCGTGGCCGGTGAGGTCTACTCGGACGAGGTCGTCTGCGATGCGAACCTCGGCTACCTCGTGACGGCGGTCGTCAGCTGATGAGCGCTCGCGTCCGACTGCTGCGTCCCTTGCCCAAGTTTGGCTGGTACAACGCGCCTGTCGAGGTCGACATGTCGCGGGAGCAGTGGCTGGCCGCGTCGTCGCTTCTCGGTGCCGATGCTGTGCTGCTCGACTACCGCAGCCCTCCCGAGGTCGAGGCCGTCATTGACGCGCTGATGACTGACGGTGCGGCTCAGGCAGTCGAGCAGCCAGCGCCTAAGCCGACCAAGAAGAAGCGGTAACCTGTGGCGCTGCCGGCCGATGTCCGTGCAGCCCTGCGACGCCGTGACGCCGACCTGACGCGCCTCGGTGACCGCATCGGGGCCGAGCTCGTGGGCCTGCGCGACACCCTACGCGACCGGCTCATCGAGCTTGCCGAGGTGTCGGGCGGTGGCGACTGGCGCACAGGCCTGCTCGCGGTGCAGCTCGACCAGGTGGCCGCGGCTGTCGCCGAGGAAACCGGCGAGATACAGGACCAATGGCTCGACGGGCTCGACGACATCGAGCGCGCCACGCCTGACTATCTACGCAGCGTGGGCTTAGACCCCGACAACGTCATCGACGTCGAGGCCCTCGCAGCCGTCATCGACGCGGCAAGGCGCGACGCCATCGATGCCTTTCGCACGGCGAACCTGACCACGGCGACAGACCTCGTGCCCCTCATGCGCGAGGGTTACCGCCTTGAGAGCCTCACCGAACTCACGACGCGCCTCAGCGAGCGTCTGCAGGTGTCTCTCGGGCAGGCAGCCACCGAGGCCAGGACGCAGACCGCGGTGTACGCGCGCGCCATCTCGAACGCCTACGCGGACGAGAGCGGCGTGCCCATCGGCTTCGCCTACGGCGGCCCAGACGATGGCCTCACGCGCCCGTTCTGCGAGGCGTGCGTGGGCTTCTGGTTCAACCCCGAGCTGGTGCGTGGCCTCGACAACGGGCAGAACGGCCTACCTCACCCGCTCGAAAGCGGGGGCGGGTACAACTGCCGCCACTCGTGGCTTGCCGTGCCCCTCTCGACGGCTCTGCGATGGGGCTACAAGGAAGCCGACGCATCGACGGTGCGGACGGCTAACAGCGCGGCCGTAGAGTGACGTAGCGGCCGTGGTGTGCTAGTGTGCGCCCATGCCTGCACGCAAGCTCTTGACTGGATTGTCGCACGTGTTCCGTTGGAGCAACGCTGACGGCGTGCTCAACTCGAACCCAACGCTCACGGTCGACTGGCCAGCGGGCGCACAGTCGTACAGCCTGACGCTCTCGCGGCAGGTTGACCAGGTCACCGCGCTCAGCGCAGACCGTCGCACGCTCACGGTCACGTGGGGTGGCAGCGGCTCACCTACGACGGCCATCAGCGGCGACCAGCCTGCACCTGTGGTGCTGCAGTCCATCGGCCTTGTCGGTGCCTCGCTGCGCGTCGTGCGCGTGGTCACTGACGACGGCATCGAGGGCACGCTTGAGCTGGCCGAGCCGGTGCCGCACGGCGTGGCGTTCACGGTCAATCCCGCGAACCTGCACTGGCTGCAGCGTCAAGCGACCATCCCGAGCATCGACCAGCCTGCGACGCCTACGCGCAACATCCGATGGACCGTCGACTACGAGACGTTCGACAGCTTCAACGTCGAGCCGCTGCAGTACCTCCGAGACAGGGACGTGCTGCACGTCGTGGCGATGGAGTTCGCCACGGGCTTGAGCGATGGCGATCTGCTCGGCTACGTGCCCGACCTTCGCGCGCGGCCCCAAGGCCAAGGCTCGTGGAAGCTCCAGCGCGACGCCGCGCTCGACGAGCTGGTGGGCCTCATCAAGCGGCGCATCGCCCCGCGCCACGAGGACGTGCTGCCCGGTCGTCAGTTCGCCCGCACGCATGCCTACCTCGCAGCGGCCGTCATCCTCGACGGCACGAGCGTCGGTGGGCAGGACCGCACGGCGCTTGCCACGTACTACCGTGAGCGCGCTGCGGCCGAGCTCGACAACGTGCTCAGCCTCATCGACTGGCAGGACCTCAACCTCGACGGCGACGTGCAGCAGAACGAGGTCGACGTGGCTGCGTCGCAGCAGCTCGCGCGGCAGGTGGGCTCGACGCTCACCGAACCGGCCGTCGTCCTCTTCGCCGCGGACAATGCGCCCTACCCGCTCGACCGCGCGCGCGTGACGGACCAGCGATGAGCATCGAGGCTACCCACGACTTCGGCGCGACTTGGCCCTCGTTCGTGTGGGACCTCAAGGCCATGCGTGACGTGGCCGAGGTGCTGCGGACGTCGCTGGTGCAGCGCACGTTCTTCGAGGGCCTCGACGTCAACGACAACGGCATGAAGGCGTACAGCACCAAGCCTGTCGTCATCTACCGCAACAGCGAGACGGCGCGCAGGTTGAAGCCCAAGGGCGGCACACCGTGGAAGGGCCAGCGCGGACCGAACAAGGGGCGCGTCGTGGGTCGCTTCTACAAGGGCGGCTACGCGCAGTACAAGGAGGAGTCCCGCAAGGGGCTCAAGCCGGGCAAGAGCATCGAGGTCGACCTCATCCTCTCGGGGCAGCTCAGCCGCTCCATCGGCGTGCAGGCCATCAGCAAGACGGGCGTCACCATCACTCCTCGAGGCGCGGCCGTGGCCTACGCCGGGGCGACGCACCTCAAGCGTAACTGGTGGGGCATCAGCCCGAGGAACAACGCGGACCTCGTCGCAGCCCTGCCGGAAATCATCGGGGCCTGCGTCAATCGCGCAGTGGCAGGTAAGCAGTGAGCCTCTACGGACTACTCGACGCCCTCAACGGGGCCATTCTCGGCATCGTCCCGACGACGGCCCCGCGCCTGCCCTTCTCGCTGGTCGACTTCGCGTCCGAGGGCGAGCTGCTGCAGGAGAGCGACCGCGTGCCCAGCCGCGCGCTCTACATCCAAGAGGGCGCGCCCATCGACACGGGCCTTGTCAGTGGTGACCCCATCGACGAGGCGTCTTACTCGGTGCTCATCACGGTCCTCTATCGTGAGGCCGACTTCGCGGGGCAGGCGTTCCGCGCTGCAGTCGAGGACGCCACGAGCATCATCAGCACCATCCGGCCGCAGTCGGTATGGGCCACAGAAGCCAATGACGTCGCGGTATTCCCCGACACTCAGGTCGAGGACATCGGCGACACGGACAGAGTCACGGGGCGCGTGCTGCGCGTCCGAGCCACAGTGAGGGTGAGCGTATGAGCGCAGGACGTCTCGGCGGCCAGTCGGTTGCCATCGCGGTTGAGTCCACCTTCGGCAGCCCCGATGCGGCCGACCATGCGCTCGTCGACACGAGCGCGCTGACCTTCAACGCCATCAAGCCGACGCGGGCCAGCTCGTCGAACGAGGCCACCACGGCGACCATCCCGCTCTACTCCGAGCCGGCTGTGTCGACGTCGGGCGCGGGGCAGGTTCCCGAGCCCGAGGCGCCCTACTTGTCGAACGGCGAGCCTGCCATCCGCGAGTTGGGTGACTTCGAGCTCGCGTTCAAGGGCGAGAGCACGCAGGGCATCGACTTCAACCTCACGCGCCTGCACGACCTGCTCGCGTCGTCGCTGGGCGTCGTGGCCAAGAGCGGCGGCAGTGATGTCACCGTCACCGCGGCGGTGAGCACGACGGTCTTCGAGGTGTCCGGTGGCGACATCGCGCTGTTGAACCCCGGCGACGTGGTCGCGTGGGTGTCGGCTGCGCGCCTCACTGAGTACGCGGTCGTGACCATCGTCAACGGTGGCACGAACCAAGCCACGGTGCGCCCTGCCTTCTCGACCATTCCGGCCATCGGCGACCACGTCAAGATTTGCTCTGTGGCCTACCCCAAGATTGGCGCGCTCGGCGCGACGTCGCTCGCGGTGCGCTACCGCGACCGCGCTCGTGAGGTCATGAGCACGGGCTGCCGCGCGAACCAGATCGGGCTGGCGTTTGCGGGTGACGACCGTCGCACGCTGGAGATGAGCTTCACCCTCAATCCCGCCTTCAAGTCCGTGACGGCCTACGGTGCGGCGCTCGCTGCGCCTGCCAACATGGGCAACGGCGTGGCGCTCAAGCGGTGGGGCCAAGCCATCTACGCCGACACCACGACGGGCGCGCGCAACGTGGCCACGCTGCGTGACATGTCGGCGACCATCACGGTGGGCCTCGACCCGGTCGGCTCGGCTACCACGTCCATCATCGGAGCGGCCGACCACGAGGTCACGAGCGCGCAGGTGTCGGTGTCGCTGACCTTTTCCGACTTCGTGCGCGCCACGCTGCGCGACATGATTCGCCTGGGCTCTACGAACACATGGGTCTTCCCCATCGAGGGCGGCGAACTCGCGGGTGCGTGCCTCATCATCCCGGCCGGGTTCGTGTCCGAGCTGCCCGGTGACACCATCGAGGACGAGCGCAGCTTCAGCACCTGCACCATCCAAGCGGCGTCGAGCCCCTTCACCGGGACCAGCGGCACGCCGACTGCGGCGAATGGGGCCTACTTCCTGCTGGCCTTCTGCTCCTGATGGGCCTCGTCGTCCTCACGAACACCGCCGTCGCGGCGCGCTTCGTCCTCATCTGCGACCCGAGCATCCAAGCGGCCAACGAGGTCGAGACGCTGCGGCGGTACATCGAGACGCGCGACCCTGCGTGCCTCGTCATCCCCGACGATGCCACGTGGGTCGAGGCGCTGCCGATGGACAGGCGCGCGGTGTGCGTGGCCGAGGCGCAGGCGCACATCAGCCGGGGCGCGGCCGCGTTCGTCTCGGCTGAGCGCGTGTTGCGTCGACACGAGGCCATCGTGCGAGCGTGCTGCGTGAGCTTGAGCGACCTGCCGCAGCTCGTGCGCGGGCCTGACGGCTACCCGGTCGAGCAGTTGTGGTCACTCCTGCCCGACGCCGAGAGCGTCATCGTGGGCATCGCGGCGCACGTCGAGGCGGTGTCAACGCTGGGAAAAGCGCCCGCGCCGTCCTCGACTGGCTCGCGTGGGCCGGGGCCTGCAGTCGGCTCAACGCCCGACGCTACGAGTGCGGCGCATGTGCAGACGGCGACTGCGGCGGGCACAGTGACGAGTGGGCCAGCCGAGAGCAGCGGGACGGTGTGACGTGGCTGGCGGTCGACATGTACGACCGCGAGCGATGGAGCGTCACGTGTCCCGAGCACGAGTCTCGGCAACTCTGGGTGCACTGCGTCATCGACGGCCTAGAGGCCGGGCGCGCAGGTATACCGCTCGAAGTCGTCCTACCTGACGCATCGGCGGCAGTCATTGAGGGTGTCCTGCATCTGACGCGGGCATTGAGGGAAGCGGAGAACGCTGAGCTCGAGGTGGCCCGCAGAAAGAGGTAACCGTGTCAGTCACTCAGCTCAACATCGACGTGAAGATTGCCGGGGCCGAAGAGGCTTCGGCCAAGCTGCAGAAGGTCGAGCAAGCTGCAGACGCCACAGGCAAGAAGGCAGAGCAGGCCGGTGGCCTCTTCGCTGGCTTTGAGCGGGGCGTCAAGAAGCTGGACGATGCAGTCGATGCCGTCGAGAAGCCGATGCGCGTGTTCAACGGCGCGCTCGACATCGCCAGCATCGCGCTCGGTGTCGGCCTTGCTGGACCGCTGGGCATGGTCATCCAGCAAATCATCGACTTCGGGCCTGTGCTCTTGGAGTCGG